CTTCGGTTCCAGTGGCGAGAGTGGTGGGACTCTGTTCCCCAACCAGCGTGAAGTACCGGGTTACGCCCTGCGCGACGCTTGTTATAAACCTGGAGCCGTAGAACCACTTTGCCATCAGGAAACTAGAACCTTATTAGGACCAAACTGAACATCGCAAGCTGCTTTCATTTGGCCCTTTTGATTAGCTGTAAGATTCCCGCCATAGTCCATCAGCAATACTCCATCAGTACGAAAAGACCAAGTAACGTGATCGCTCGTTAGAGAAGACTTCACGCTTTGAGCAACCGCGATCGCGGTATTCTTACGTCGGTTCTCTTCATAGTTAGCACTAAAAGCTGCGGCATGATCGCTTCCGTGTGCGGCCTGATGGCGTGAGCAGAGTTTTTCAGCCTTCACAAAGTTGTGAGTGCGAGCTTGTACCGGGACTTGATCGTCCCATTCTTCAATCAGCGAACAGGCGTCTCCAGTGGCCGGGTTGCTACATGTATCAGGAACCCACCTTTGTGCACGTATCGCCATCTAACGTTGATTCCTTTCTGGTAATGTCTTATAGTCAGATCTGTGGCTACCAAAAAATGTGGCATTGAAGGGTGTGATAAAACACCATGCGGAAGGCTGTGCCCGATGCATCGATCTAGACTTGATCGACATGGCGATCCTCATTTTGTTAAGCAGTTTCAGGGCGATCCAATCAAGCGATTCTATCAAAAAGTGAATAAGAACGGGCCAGTGCCTGAATGTCAGCCCAGTCTTGGGCCTTGCTGGATTTGGCAGGGAGCAAACAAGGACGGCTACGGTCAACTTAGAATGGGCGGCAGAACGGGACGACTTGTTCAAGCGCACTGCTTCGCCTATGAAACCTTCATCGCGCCGATTTCTGAAGGGTTGACCGTGGATCATTTGTGCCGTACTCCGGCTTGTGTAAATCCATTACACTTGGAGCCTGTAACCAATCGGGTGAACATCCTCCGAGGCATTGGCCCAACTGCCGAGAACGCTAGAAAGACTCATTGTAAACGCGGACACGAATTCTCCGCTGAAAATACCTACGTCAGAAAAGGAATGAGAAATTGCATAGCGTGTCGTCGCCTATTCTGGAAAACATATATTCGCCCCTCCCAAACTAAGGTGTTACCATGAATTCCGCTTCTCCATACGCCCAAAGACTTGACGGATGCATGGACGAGTACGCTTCCCAATCACCAACGCATGCCGGAATCAACTCCGCTGAGATGTTCACGGTCTGCCCTGGGCCAATGTTCGGAATCAGCGTATAGGGAATAATTTCAGTGTTGCAGTCCAGCGCCGGTTCACGATAGGCGTAAGCTTTCGCGCCGACGTTGGAAAGATTACTGCCACCACAGTTCGTAAAGTGTGCCGTGACTTGCACTGTCTCCCCAGAGGCTACAGATGTCGGACTGACTTCAATCGTCGTGTTGATGCATCGTCCTCCACTCGCAATTGATTTCGTAACCGAGATAGAGACGACCATCGCAACTAAAACCAAAACAAATAACAATACTCTCATTCGAATCTCCTTCTATTCAGGGTTAACCACTTCTACAAATCCATCATCGTGAGCCACGAGGACGGTCTTTGCGCGAATCCTATCCTTGTTCTTTTCGTAAAATGCGGTGCTGATGGAAACTATTACTACATCCAGATCATCATCCGGCGGAAAGCTTCCTTCGATCAGTTCAACATCGACGCTATTAGCCGCGAACACTCTCCGCGCGGCTTCAAGGGCTTCTGGATTGAGTTCCGTCGCATAACATTTGCCTGCACCAAGTAATTTTGCGGCGACAGAGAGAATGCCGCTGCCCGCTCCGATTTCGGCAAAAGAGCAGTTAGGTGTCACGTAATCGGGAAGCGCCAATAGAGCGGCCTGCGTGACATTGCGCCAGCCTCCGCCTTCCACGTGACCCAAGGGCGGCATGACGATGCGCAGCTTACCATCGAGTGTCGGCGTGCTGTCCCAGTCGCCTGCGATGACAAACCTTCCCGCGTCAATCATAGGATTTTCACTACCCAGAGGTGAGAGGGAATTAGATCATTTTTAACGGCAGCATCCACCCATCTAAACCTCAACAATCATATAAGCATAAGCGTTCACTGCCGCTCCTGCCTTAACTCGAATACGCGCAAACTTGGAAATTTGAACAACAGGCTCGCGGCCCAGAGGAAACTGCTTTACGTATTGGTTAGTAGGAGCGATAAGTTGAATGTCAAACTCACGAACCGTCGTGATGCTTCCTTCACTGGAGGCGTTATAGCCTGTCGATGTAGTGCCCACCGGAAAAAGATTTGTTGTTGGATCTCCACCCTGTAGAGCTTCGGCGTTGTACTTCATAATATCCGCCGCGGCTGAGGCTGTTACGGTCGCCGCGACATCTGTTTCACAAAGTTCGACTTTAATGGGAGTAGCTGCGCTTGAACCATCAAACGAGATCCCCCATTCAATGATCTTAAAGGTTGCCGTGGCGCTTGCCTTAACCTGGAGTAGCGTGAGGATTGATGTGGAAGTTGACAATGTGGCAAATGATGCCGTAGTCGGCGTCGGACCACTGCCAATGAGATATTGTTGGGCCATCTTTACGCTATCCGAAGCAGCCCTGTCGTTGCGTCGTTCGTCGGCATCGTTAAGGTGAACGTACCGGCGGTCACGGTCTGACTCCCGAACGTATGCACACTCACCGCCTTATCGCCTTGGGTGGAGTTGTAGATCAGCACTGCATCAAACGCCGTGGACAGCGTGACGTTTGTAAACACAATAGAGTTGGTGGGGGTAGTGAAAGCTGTGGTCCCTGACGTATTCGGCGCAATCCAGTCAGGTGAGCCCGTAAGGTCCACGCCTCCGGCAGTGTAGTTTGTGCCGGTGACTTCACCGCTAGATGAATAGGCTGTCGTGCCCGCACCTAACGATGCCGAAGCCAAAAAGAGCGCGGCTTTGAATGAATCCGGAGTAGTTCCAGCACGGACAACACTTGTCCCTAAAGCATGGATGCCGTTAAGGATCTCTTTTTTGAACGAAGTGCACATACTTTGCGAGTTGCTCAATTTAGACGCCTCCTAGATGGCTATATAAACCGAAACCGCATTCCCCCTGCGGTCTTCTGAGTTCTGCCGATACACGCCTTGCTTATGCAAGAAATACCCAGTCGCAAATGTTCGGCTGCCTCTGAAACTGAGTCGAAAGTTACGCCCAAGGTTATGCATTCGACGGCTCGCTTATGCTTTTGGCCCATACGGGTTAGGACATCCTTGCTATATCTACGTCCTATACATGACGCACTCAACTTTGCGCGAGATTCATCGCTCCATACTCGATCGCGCGTAGCCTTAGCAGCAGCCAGCCTTCTCTTGTTTTGATCCACCAAAGCGCGCGCTGCGTTAAGAATCGAGACGGACCTAGCCTTAAGATCTGGGCGTTCCACGTATTGACGCTTCTTGATCTCGCTCATTCTCTGGTTCTGTTCGGGTGTCCGCTTCAATCCTGTATTTTTCGCGGTGATTCGCTCGACAACTTCTCGCGGCACACGTTTGCCCGCTGTGAATTCTCCGCCGTTCGTTTGGTTGTATTCAGGGCGGAGGCTACGAATAGCTTCACGTTCAACTTGGCTAGCCGTTTCAACGCTTAGACAGGAGGCAATTGGTCGAACAATAAAGTTCTCAGCGCCGTATTTTCTTATTGCGGAGTAAAGATATGTCCTCAGGTCAGTACGTGCGTTGTAAACATGCTGCGTCCATCGATCCTCAATGGAGAATCTCGTTAGACCAACGTATTTCTTTCCGTTAATTGAATTGATCACGAGATAGATTATTGCCGCTGGCTTCATGGATGTAATTATAACATTATAGCGCCGCTGCCACCCCTTCAATCGTTAAGTTCTTTTTCAATGTTACATGCACTGAGCGATGGACCAATTCATCCTTCAAATAGTATTCCACCCATGTGGTGTGTTCGTCTTCGTTGTCGATTTCACCTGTTTTCTTCTCCAACAGGGACTCTTCCATCTCTCCGTAAGTTGTGGTGATGAGCATCGTTTAGGCCGCTACACTTTCGTCTTTCTTGCGCTTACGTTGTTTGTTTTCATCAGGTGATTCGATTGCTTTATTCTCAGATGGATCGGCAATCGCTTTAGCCTGGGCATCAACATCAATCCATCCGTGCTCACGAGCTAGCGCCTCTGGAACCGACGTACCCTTACCCGCGAATAGTGTTACCGCATCAACCGGGATGCGCTGATCATCTGTTGCTTTGTAGTTTCCGTCGCGCAGCTTCCAGATCCATCTATCACAAGTCCACATCTTCATAAGTTTGCCTTCTCCTGTCTGATAACGCGCAACGGTGTCAATAAACGCCTGTTCCAGCCGATCAAATTCTTTCTCCGGTTCGATCGATTCTACCAAGTCGAGTACCGCCTGTGAGCGCTGGTGATAATAAATATCGTCAGTCAGCAAGCGTTCCACTTCATTGAACCATGCGGCGATCTCGTTTCGATCAATGAAGATACCAGCATCGCCAAATGCCTCTTTAAGTCCGGGCGTAGGATGCGCGATGGTTGGAATCCCACAGCACGCAGCTTCAATACCTACCCGGCCAAAGGACTCGTATTCGGAAGGCATCAGCAGGATCTTAGTCTGACGAAACACTTTGCGAATATCTGGGGTGTGGGCCATCCATGCGATATTGCCGCTGGCAGGGAGCGCGCCTCGATTCGGTGGGACATCAGGCGCAAGAATCATCTGCTCACCATAGCCGCCTTCGACTGCAAGAAACTTTCTCTCAGGCAGTAATTGAGCTAACGCTTTGAATGTCTCTACTCCTTTACCCGGTGTTGGGTTGACGAGAGTAATCCTCGTGCCACGCTCGCAGACGTAATGCTCTTTTTCAACCACTGGATGCACGACAACCGATGGCCCAACCCAATCGGAGGGCATGGTAAAGCCGCCGTATGAACTGGACTTCGCTGCTAACCAATGCGAGTTATAAACCGTCAACGCATTCTTGTATGGCACTCGCGCATCTACTCGCCAGCAGGCTAATTGAGCATCGTTATGGACGAAGTGTATTAAGGGAATCTTAG